ATGAAATCTCCACCTATCCATTCCTCAATCATATCCCAATCTAACTTCTTTGGGAAACGTCTAGGGTAATCTGGTGATAATATGTCATAATTAACCCTCATTTACTTTTCCTTGACTAACTTTAATTCAACAGGCTGTATTAATACTCTTTCTGTTACTTGGAAATATTCTTCTAACTCTATTTCTCCTACTTAAAAACCCAACCTATGGTCAATCACCCAATCTTTACTCTCATACTATTTCTTAACTTATCTCATTAATCCTTCATTCAAGTATGATTTCCCTTTAATCATTCCCATCTTATGTAGTACACCCTCAGCTTACTCATTCCACCTAACATTTGATAGCTCCTATACACTACTGAATCCTTTAATTATTAAATCTTTAATCTAATATGGTTCCATGTTTAACTATTTACTTCTTATATCTTCAATCCCTTCTCTTAATCTTAACCATATCTATCCAAATTCATCCCTTCTTAACTAATTCCACACACTACCTTTATTCCTCCAGTACATCCTTGCTTCTCTATCCTCTTCTTTTTCTCTTAACTCTACAAACACTGGCATTTTATTTATCAACAAATCACATTCAGGAAACCCACTTAACTAATGTGCATCCCACAAGATTTACATTAATTTATTCTAAGTGTGAAAATTCTCCCAATTTTCCAGGAGTGCCATTTTTACTCTAGTGATATGTTCATCAATTGTTTATACCACTCCCTCTGGATTTATTAACTTTGTAATAACTTCATTTGTTGGTCTTATCATGTGTCCATCTTTCTTCATTGAATATGACAAAAATCTCCAAGTTCCTTAAAACTGATAATGCCATCTATGAGACCCTTATATTACCTCCTCTTCTCTTGGTTCCCTGTCCATTTCAATTTATCCACTTGGTTTTAACATACTTGTACCTTTACTTGTATCCTATTCTCCAAACGTTTCAACTATTATTTTGACGTATTTTTATTTTGTTAATATGGTTTCCTCATCTTTCACTGTCATTCCAAATAACTAATCTGCCAGTATACTAAAACCCTTCAGTAGATCTTAATGCATCTAAACTATTGCATCACTTACTCTATATAGTCCATCATCACCATAAACACGTGCCTTAAATCCTCCTATCTTCGTTCCAGCTAACCTTCCCATTATCTCATATGTTACAATTAAATGACATAATGATCCTATTAATGATGTAAAACCTGATCCTGATGGTATTCCACGTTTTTTCCTAAATATCCATCCATTACCAAGAACTATCACTGAATGTACAAAGTGATACTCTATGTAATAAAGAAAACCAATAGAAATTGGATCCTCAAATAAGCTTCTTACAATATCAAATGCCATATGTATTACTGTTGGACTCATACTTTTATCATACTCTGAGAAATCTACCTGCATCAAATTGTCTGAATTTTCAACAAAAACTTATAATTATCCTGCATGCCTTATCTTATTAAATCCAATCATCACAACCCTTTATAATGCATTGCCATCTAAAA